GTGCAAATCCTGTCGGATTCCGTGGCGTCACTTCCCATTCACGCAGTGCGCAACGGGCAACAGCTCGCTGAAACACCAAAGATTCTGAAGCAGCCTGACCCGTCAGAAACCCGCATTGACACGGTTGCAGCGATGATGACCAGCCTGCTGATTGACGGCAACGCCTACGCAGTCGTTGCGAGCCGCGACCAGCTGGGTTTTGCCACCAGTCTGATGGTGCTAGCGCCATCCAGCGTTTCTGTGATGATGGAAGCAGGCGCAACCGTGTACCGCGTGGCCGGTAACGAGATTGACCCGGCAGACATGGTGCATGTGCGTGGCGTCACTCTGCCGGGCCACATGACTGGGCTTGGCCCGCTTGCCGTGCAGCGCCGCAGCATCGGCCAGGCCATCGCTGGTGAGGACTACGCGGCTGAAATGTTCACTGGTGGCAGCATCCCCAGTGGCGTCATCCATGTGGACGCTGAACTAAACCGTGAAGAAGCCGAAACGCTGAAAACAAGGTTTGTGGCTGCCCACGGTGGCCGACAGCGCACGCCCGCTGTGCTATCTGGTGGCGTCAAATACGAGCCGCTGGGCTTCTCCGCATCAGATTTAGAGCTGCTGGAATCCAGGCGCTACAACGCCCAAGCCATTTGCACCATTTTTGGCGTGCCAGGCTTCCTAGTGGGCGTCGGCTCAGCTGACAGCATGACGTACAGCAACGTGCAGCAAGACAGCCAACTGTTTGTGCGCTTCACGCTGCGCCCGTGGGTAACGCGCCTGGAAGCCTCACTATCTGCGCTGCTCCCACGCGGCCAGGAAGCGCAATTCAACCTAGATGCGCTGCTGCGGGCCAACACACTAGAGCGCTACCAGGCCCACAGTCTCGCCCTGTCAGACGCTTGGATGACCACTGATGAAGTGCGTGCCATTGAGAACCTGGAACCGCTCACAGACGCTCTCAGGGGAACTGACGATGAATGAACTAGAAACCCGCGCGTTTGAACTTGCTGGCATCGAAATCCGCGACGACGACGACGGCTACCACCATTTGGTTGGCATCGTCGCACCCTGGGCAGCGACATACGACACAGGGCGCTATATCGAATCATTCGGGCCAAAGGTCTTTGACAAGTCCATCAAAGAACGCGGTGACCGGATACCACTTTTGGAGCAACACAACAGGTCAGCCAACCCAGTTGGCATGTCCGTATCGTGGGAAAAGACCGCTGACGGGCTTGTTGGAGACTTCCGACTGGCCCGCACCAACCGTGGCGAAGAAGTCCGGCAGCTGGCAACGGATGGCATGGTCACTGGCCTGTCAGTTGGTTTCCACCCAGTACGCAACCAACAGCGCACAGTCAACGGCAGACAGCATGTGAGCCGCATCGAAGCCCGCCTGGACCACGTTGGCTTTGTCACCGCACCGGCCTACGACAACGCCCAAGTCTTGGCTGTTCGTGGCTTTGACCCTGATGATGACGAACTAGCGCCACGGCTTGCCCGCTGGCGGCACCTGCTGAACACTGACTAATGGCCCGAATCATTTGTGTCTGGGGACCGCCCTGTGGTGGCAAATCAACCACTGCCCGCAAAATGGCAAACCCAGGTGACGTAATCGTTGAACGCGACAACCTGCACACAGCGCTAACTGGGCTGCCAGCCCATCAGCACACTTCCAATGGTATGCAGCTCGCCAATAGTGCGTTCTACGCCATTTTGAACCGGGCGCAGAAACTAGATGGCAGATTCATTTTTGTGTGTGGTGCGCCTACGGCACGGCACCGCGAACCGTTCACCAAGATTGGTGCAGAAATGAAACTGGTATGGGCCGACCGGGCCACATGCCAAGACCGCGCCACCACAGAACGTCCAGAGCGGTGGTCCAACCACATAGATGCATGGTTCAATCAGTTTGAAAGAGACAACCGCATTGAAGCAGGAACACTGATATAAATACCGCTGCAAGTCATCGTGTAAGATGACAAATGAGCGCCGCAGATTAGCGCCGCCCACATGGGCACCCTGGCTGCACCCTCGTGTAACAGCCAATCTTTGGAGTCTAAAAACATGAAGTTGCTTGACCAGCTGGTTGAGGAGCGGGCAGAAATCGCTGACGCGCAGGAAGGCATTGTTACGCGCGCTGCGGAAGAAACCCGTGACCTGACTGACAGCGAAGATACCAACCTGCGTGATCTCAAGGAGCGTGCAGACGCTCTGGATGGCCGCATCACGGAGCTGCGAGCCGTCCAGGTTGCGAACCTGGAAGCCGCCAAGCTGCGTGCCGAAGTGAACGCCACTGATGAGCCTGAACAGCGGGCCACCGGTCGCGTCACCATCACTGACGAGCCGCTGACCTACACGGAACGTGGGGAACATTCGTTCTTCACGGATATGTACAAGTCTCAGGTTCTGCTGGACCCGTCCGCACAAGGTCGGATTCAGCGCCATCAGTCAGAAATGGAAATTGAAAACCGTGACGTTGGCACTGGCGCTTTTGCCGGGCTTGTCGTCCCCCAGTATTTGACGGATATGGCCGCTGATCTGGCCCGCGCCGGACGCCCAACTGCAAACATTTGCACCCGGCTTCCCTTGCCTGCCGATGGGCTTACTATCAACGTGAGCCGTGTCACTACTGGTACGTCGGCTGCGGCCCAAGCCTCGGAAAATTCGGCTCTAAGTGAAAGTGATATTGACGATACTTTGCTCACCGTCAATGTCCGCACTTATGCCGGACAAAGTGACCTTTCTAGGCAGGCCATTGAGCGCGGAACTGGTGTTGAATCGCTGGTTATGCAGGACCTGGCTCTGGCCTATTCCACCAGCCTGAACGGTGATGTCATCAACGGTGCCGGTACTTCTGGCACTCACTTGGGCATTCTGAACACCACCGGCATTGGGGATGTTGACAAGGATGATGCCAGCCCGACTGGCGCTGAGACTTGGCAGCAAATCATCAAGGCCATTTCAACGGTCAACGAGAACCGATTTTTGCCGGCTGACATCATTGTGATGCACCCGCGCCGTTGGGCTTATTTGGCCGGTTCACTGGACAGCAATAACAGGCCTTTGGTCAACCCTGCTGGCAACTTCCCGACTGACCCGGTGGCTGTCGGAAACGCTGCTGGTTACGGTGGTGTTGTCGGAAACATTGCTGGTGTTCCTGTGGTCACGGACGCGGGTATTCCCACGAATCTTGGCGCGGGCACCGACGAGGACCGCGTGGTTGTGGCCCGTCGGTCGGACCTGCTTTTGTGGGAATCCGGCACTGGCGCACCTGCGGTTGCCCGCTTTGATTCCGTCGGCTCAGGTTCGCTGACCATCAAGATTGTGGCCTTTGGCTACAGCGCGTTTACCGCCGGCCGCTACCCCACGGGCGTGGCTGTTTGCCAGGGAACGCTCTTCAACGCAACCCTGTAAATCATTGTCAGCCCAGGCGCAGTAGCGGACGCTGCGCCTGGGCAGGCAAGCCCAGGAGGCACGATGACTGAAACCAACGATGCCCTGTGGGCCAAGCAGGCAGCTGCCCGCGGTGAACAGCCGCCTACGGCTGCACCGGCACCCAAGAAGAAGCCCGCACCCAAGCGCAAGAAGTGACCGGTGGCTGACTACACCAGCCAGGCAACCGTCAAGGAATACTTGGGTATTCCGTCCGGCACGACCAGCGAAGATGACGCCATTGACGCTGCCATTGACGCGGCTGAAGCAGAAATCAACCAATACACAGGGCGCACCTTCGTGGTGCCCAGCTCTGCAACAGCAAAAGTGTTCAGCCCAGTTGACAACGTGCTGGTTGAAACTGACGACATTGCGCAACTGACCGGCCTGGTTGTCAAAACCGACAGTGAAGATGACGGGGATTATGACACCACGCTGACATTGACCAGCGAATACGTTGTAGTCGGCAACGCAGCGCCCTACCGCATCATTCGCCGCGTTGACGGCTCACCATTCCCCAGGTACCTGTCTGGCCGCGCCACCATTGAAGTCACAGCGTTCTACGGCTACGCCATGACTGTCCCCAAGCCCGTGGTTCAGGCCGCAACCGTTCTGGGTGCCAGGCTTTACCAGCGTCGCAGCTCGCCACTGGGTTTCCAGGCGGGCTTTGAAGGTGACGCTGTGCGCATCAGCCGTGTTGACCCTGATGTAAAGGCCCTGCTGGCTGGTTATCGGCTAGTTGGGGTTGCCTGATGGCTGACTATGCCGCAATCCGTGATGGCCTAAAAACGAGACTTGAAACCATCACAGCGGTCAAGGTGGCATACGACACGGTGCCGGACCGCGTTGTGGTGCCTAGCATCGTTGTTTCTCCTGGCAGCCCTGTGGCGACCTATTCGCAAAGCTTTGAAGGAACTGCGGGTGCTCTCACCCTTTTCAGGTTTGAACTGGTAGCGCTCGCAGGCCGGTTTGAACCAGGCGCTGGTCAAGACGTTCTAGACGGCTTCATTAGCGGCAGCGGCTCTGTGCCTACTGCGATTGCTGGTGACCGCACCCTGGGCGGCACAGTGGATTACACAGAAGTATCAACTGCTTTGGACTACGGCAATATTGCGGTTGCTGACACCGCCTATTATGGATGCAGATTCACAGTGGAGGCTTACGCCAGATGAGCACTTATAAGATCACCGGTCACCACAAGGTTGCTGGTGTTGAACCAGGCGGCACTGTCCATTCAGAAGATTTGGCTGGTGCTAATATTGAAGCGCTGGTGACCGCAGGCCACTTGGCTTCCCCACAATCAAAGAAGGCCAACAAGGCCATGGAGGATGACGCCTGATGGCTGTCTCAATGCTGAATGATGTTCAGGTCACTGTGAACAGTGTTGACCTGAGTGACCATGTGGCTTCTGTCACCTTTTCGGAAACAGTCGCTGAGCTTTCCACATTGGCAATGGGGAGCTCAAATATGACCAGAATTGGGGGAATCAAGGATGGTACTTGCGCCATTGAATTCCACCAAGATTTTGACGCGTCGGAGGTTTACGCCACGCTGAACCCGCTGCTGGGCACCACCACCACTGTGGAAGTCACGCCCACCAGCTCTGCTGTGTCGGCAACGAACCCGAAGAAGTCAGTTTCATGCCTGGTGACTGAACTGCCGTTTGTGGATGGCGCGTCTGGTGATCTCAGCACGATCAGCGTCACCTGGGCATTTAGCGGTGCAGTTACCACTTCCAGTTCGTGATTGATGTCAGCCTGGCGGTCACGACGGCTGACGGGCAAAACTGGACTATCACGCCAACCGTAGGCACCTACGTTCGTTTTGAACGCCACTTTGACTGCTCTGTTAGTCAAATGGCCGACGGTATGCGCATGGAGCACCTAGCGTTTCTGGCGTGGGAAGCGTCCAGGCATCAAGGCCACAAGGTGCCTGATTTTGACGCGTTCGTTGACCAGATTACGGAACTTCAGGTGGTCAACAATGACCGCCCTTTAGCAGAACCAGCCTGACGTATCATGTAGCGGAGCTGGCTATAGCCACTGGGCAACCTGTCGGGCATTTGCTTGAACAGCCGCCAATGGTTGTGAAGGCTCTGCGAGCTGCACACAACGAACGCACGAAAGCGCAGAACAGGAAGAACCGTGGCCCAGGTCGCCGTTGAAGTCATTGGAGGTCGTGAGCTTCGCAAGGCGCTGAATGAAGTTGGTGGTGCCGCAAATGACGAACTGATAGCGTTGCACAAGCGAATGGCGCAGATGGTGCTTGATCGGGCGCTTCCCAATATCCCGATGCGTTCTGGAAAGCTGAAGAAGTCAGCTAAGGCCGTCGGGACGAAAGCGTCTGCCCGCGTCCAAATCGGCAAGAAAGCGTTGCCGTATGCTGGCGTCATTCACTATGGAAACCCGCGCCGTAACATCAAGCCGCAACCGTTTTTGACGAACGCTCTTGAAGAAGTGGACGAGATCGTCGTTTCACAGTACCGCCGCGAGATCGCCGCACTTGTGCGCCGCTACGGTTTGGAACCGTTCTGATGGCAAAACCCAAAACAAACGTCAAGGTTGCCATCACCGCTGACGCTAAGCAATTTGCCAAGGAACTGAAGCAAGCTGAAAAAGATGTAAGCGGTTTTGAGAAAGCAGGAAGTAAAGCCTTTGGTGCTCTGAAAACTGCTGGTGTCGGGCTGGCCATCGGCATTGGTGCCGCGTTTGTCAAAGCCGCACTGGACTTTGAAAAAATGGAAGGCATCCTTATCAAAGGCACGGGTGCCACAGGTGAAGCGCTCGCTGACCTGAAAGACCAAACGCTGGATGTTCTCAAAAGGGTTCCTGAATCCGCAAACGTCGTTGCCGGTGCCATTGCGGACGTAAACACGCATTTGGGTTTGACCGGTGACGAACTGGAGCAAACCAGCAAACTGTTTTTGGACTTTGCGCGTGTCGCTGAAGTAGACGTTGGTGACGCCATCGGCCAGGTTGACGCCCAGCTCACCCAGTTTGGTTTGGGCGCTGCCGACACTGAAGAAGTGTTGGGTGACCTGATTCGCATTAGCCAGGCCACTGGCGTGCCAATGAACAAACTGCTAAAGCAGATGGAAACCTTTGGGCCTATCTTCGCTAACGCTGGGTTCAGCGTTGAAGAAACCACAGCCATTTTTGGTCAGTTGGAGCAGGCGGGCGTTGACATGACCCGCGTTGGTCCGGCGCTCAACAAGTTTTTCCGTAACGCTGCTGCTGCCGGTGAGGACCCGCAGGAAGCGCTGCTGGGTTTGACTGACGCCATCCTGAACGCATCCAGCGAAGCTGAAGCACTGAACATTGCCACAGAAGCGTTCGGTGCTGAGGGTGCGCAACGCATGGTGTCTGCCATCAAGTCAGGCAACCTGGATTTGCGTGAATTTGGTGGCCTGATGGGTGAAGGCGTTGGCGTTGTTGAACAACAAGCCGACGCCACAGCCACGCTGTCTGACAAATTCAACATTTTGAAAAACAAGGTTTTGGTAGGGCTTGCACCGCTGGCCATCAAAGTCATGGACGGCATCATGGTGGCAATGGATGCGCTGCTGCCTGTGGTGGACGCAGTTATAGCGTCCGTCAGCGATTTCTTCCGTTCGCAGGGCTTTGCCAACTTTATGGCCACTGTTGGCGGCATTGTCAGCAGCCTCATCAAAGGCGTCAAAGAACTATGGAAAACCTATGAACTATATGTTGGGTTCATCGTTGACCTGTTCTCAGGTGACTTTGCTGGTGCATGGGCCAAACTGAAAGAAGCCGTGACCAGGGTTGTCACTTGGATTGAGGACAAGTTTGGTGACGTTCCAGGGTTGATTTGGGAAGCCATCAAAAAAGGCTTGTGGATGCTGCTACAGGCCGGGCTGGACATCGGCCACACGCTCATTGACGGCATTTGGGATGGCTTGACCGCCATTGGTGGTGCCATCAGTGACCTGGCGGGCACGTTGGCTGACGCCTTTGTTTCAGCTGTGAAGTGGGCATTGAACACGTTGGTGATTGACCCGCTGAACAGTGCGGTGCGCATTGGTGTAGATACGTTGGATTTCGCACTAGGCCCATGGATCAACTTTGACGACCCTGGCACGCTGATTCCGCGCCTGGCTGACGGCGGGATTGTCACCAGTCCAACGTTGGCGCTTATCGGTGAAGCCGGACCGGAAGCCGTGGTGCCGTTGGACCGCGCTGGCGGCATCGGCACCACCTACGTCACAGTGAACGTCACTGGCGTGTCTGGCGCTGAAGTCGTCAAGGCTTTGGAATCACAGGGCTATTTGCAAGCCGCGCCAGCACTGTCGTTTGACGCCAACCGACGCAACCTGCTTGGCTAATGACCATTTACACGGAATGGGCGGTTTTTGCAGGCGGCTTTGACGCGGCCACGACTGTCAACGCCACCACAGGTATTCCGTCAGATTCAAATGACCTGACGAGCCGCACCAAAACCATTGTTGTTGACCATCAAATCATGTTTGGTCAGGTCGGCAACGCTTCCTGCTCTGTGACGTTCGACAACACTGATGGAGCGTTGACGCCTGGTGGTGGTGGCACGTTCAGCGCCACAGACTGGTTTCAGCAGCCACTCTTCATCGCACCCAAAGCTGATACGTCGGACCCGCCTGGGTTCGTTGCGCAAGACCCTGGCACCACGAATCTGCCAACAAACGTGCCGTATTTCGTTGGCCCAATCACTGACGTTGACCACACAGACGACGGGTTTACATCCACAGTCACGTTCAAAGCAGTTGACTGGCTGTCATATATGGCGCGCTTGACGTACACCAGCGCTTGGTCAGCAACTGATGAACGCCTACCAGCAGTCATGCTGGACGCGCTGCCGCTCGCGTCAGGTTCGTTCCCAAAATGGGGAGCTAGCCTGCTGGTCAAACTGCCGTTGGCCCGTGCTGATGAAGAATGGGAACACCTGACGCAATCAGGCGCAGTGGGTGACTACGCAGGTGACGCTGTGGCGCGCGCTATCGCAGCTGATGGCGGCATCATGTTTGCCGGGTTCACAAGTTTCGCTGGCGGCACAACAACCGTCATTTATTACCAGGATGGCATTGAACGCAGACGGCTAGCAAAGAATCCCAGCACCGCTGTTGAACTGGTGTTTGAAGAAGCAGACAACCTGGGCACTACTGATCTGCCGTTCCGCAACTTGGATGTTGGCTTCAATAACGAACGGATTATTACGCACGCTGAAGTGACCAGGGAAGGTGGCAGCTCGCAGTCGTCTGCTGCGGACGCCACAGCCGCCAAATATGGGCCACGCTCCATCACGGTGGGCAATACGCCACACGTTGACGACACAGCCGCCAGCGATTTGGCCACGTTCTATACGTCACGTTTTGACCAGGTGGTGTTTGCGCCCAGATCACTGGAAGTGACTGGTGCGATGATTCAGAACTATTGCAATGACGCAGCCATTGACGTTGTGAAACACCTGATGGCGTCCAACACTTACGAATGGGGAGCGCTGTTTGGTGAAACAAAAGTGACCTGGACTGGCGCGGGTGCGAGCAGCCAAACAGCCGCTGTGTTGCCGTTCCGTACCCAAATGGTTGCGACACCAGAAGATTGGACGATGCGGTTGACGTTCCGTGACGCAACCAACTTTGGTGGCTTCATTCTTGATTCAAATGAACAAGGCATCTTGGATACGAACCGATTGACGTAGGATTTCAACTATGGCTAATCCATTTCCGTTTAGTGCTGGTGCGGTGCTCACCGCTGCACAGCTCAATGCCCAGGGTGAGTGGGAAGATTACACGCCCGCGTCAACGTCTTGGTCAGGCACCTATGAAGTAAGCCGCACGGCTCGCATTGCAGATATTGTATTTTGGCGTGTCCGCTTCACACTGGACGCAACGCCAAGTGGCACGCTGACCATCACGCCACCCTTTACGGGCGCTTCGTTCGTTCGTGGTGGCAGCGCAGGCGGTGGGTACGCGTATGACACCAGCGGTGATGATTCATACGCTGTTTCCCCGTATATCTCCGGTTCTAATGTGCAACTGATTGAAACCCAGGCGCAGAACCAGACTGCTGTTACGGCTACGTCACCTTTCACCTGGGCTTCTGGTGATTCGTTTCGTTTCCTGATGATTTACGAGCAGGCATAATGCTTGGGCGGGCTGATTGGCGGGCTAAACGTGCCCGTTGGGTAACCCGGCATAACGCCAATCTGCCTAAAGTCGTCATTCATCATGGTGGCGTCAAACTTGCCACCCATAGCCGTGAAGGCGAAGCCGCCACATTGCGGGCCTATCAGCGGTCGCATTTCAGCCGCGGCTGGTCAGATTGCGCATACAACTTTGCTGTTGGTGTCGAATCAGGCCGCACTTGGGCAGTGCGTGGTTGGAACAGACGACCAGGCGCAACCCGTGGCCACAACAAAACCAGCATTGCTGTAGTCATCATCGGTCACACTTCGCAGCAGCCAGTTTCCGAACCTTGCGTAAACGCCATCAAAGACCTGATAGCCGCAGGCATTGCTACTGGCCATTTGGCGGCTGATGTCAAGATTTACGGGCACAGCGACCTGGCAGCCACGCAATGCCCTGGCCGCAGCGCCCGCACCGCGCTAACACGCATGATGCCAACCGACACCAGCACCGCAGACGAGCTGACGCAACTATTGGATGACGTTGGTTACAGCATCGCTGCCAGCCCTTTGCGCAGACGTAGCCGCGGCTTGGAAGTCACCACAGTGCAGCACCTGCTAAGCAATATCGGCCACGACCCAGGCCGCATTGACGGCATTTACGGCTGGCGCACAACCCGTGCAGTAAAGTTGTTTCAACGCACAACCACTGCACTAGCTGTAGACGGCATCACAGGTGCCCATACTTGGCGGGCATTACGGAAGGCACGAACGTGAAAGACGTTCTAACCAGGGCAGCCAAAACCTATGTGCAAACCTTCCTGGGTTTGTGGCTTGCATCAGGCATCGGCTTTGACCAGGGCAGCCTATCGGTGCTCAGAATGGCCGCTTTGGGGGCTCTGCCAGCCGCACTATCTGTCGTCCAGAACAGTTTGAAAACAACTAGAGGATGACCGATGGCAGAAATATTTGCTGCCACTGGGCTGGTGCTCGCAGCAGGCATCAGCGCGGTAGCCAGTGCGCTGGTGGCCAGACTTCGCACTGACAACACGACGCAACACCAGACGAACCTTGACCGGCTACAAGACATTGCGTGTGATGTCGGGGAAGTGAAAACTGATGTCAGAGAAGTCAGGCAAGCCCAAAACCGGCACCTTGAATGGCACGCTGAACGGTCAGAATCTAGCTGACTTTGCCGAAGGACGCCGTAGAAGGAACCGCAAGTGGATTGACCGCCTGCCTGATGATGTAGTCACCCAGATTCTTGAATCTGACGCTGGCTCATCAGTTGTCACCGCCTGGTTGGTCAGTTTGGGTTACGACGATTGCACCCGCCATAAGATTGACCCGCTGATTACGCAAAGACGCAATGGTGAGTGAACAACCATTAGCGGACTTCGCTGATGACGCAGACCTGTTGGCTGAAGTCACAAAACTGCGTCGCAAAGTCGGCAAGCAGCAAGCTGACCTTCAGATTGGCCGGCAACTAGAACGTGACCTAACGAAAGAACGCGAGCACCTGCGTTTACGGCTCACGACTTATGAAGCCGCAGCAGCCACTGACCCACCCAAGTGGGTGACGCCACGCAAACCACGCAAAACCGCTGCAACCGCAGTGGCGCTTCTCAGCGACTGCCACTGGGATGAAATCGTTGACCCAGCAGAAGTCCCCAGCAACGCGTACAACCGCGACATTGCCGAAAAGCGGCTAAGACGCTTCTGCGACAAGGTGACGCGGCTAAGCCTGGAACAAATATCAGGTGTCACCATTGACGGGCTGGTGCTCATGCTGGGCGGTGACCTTGTATCAGGCAGCCTGCACGACCTAGCCGAACACAACGAAACGCCTTACGGGCCAGTCACCGTCGCGCATTGGTCCGCGCAGCTCGCAGCCGCCATTGACAACCTGGCAGCAGCGTTCCCAAAACTGCATGTGGCGTCCGTTGTCGGCAACCACGGCAGATTGACGATGAAACCCAGAACCCGTGGCCGCGCCCGCGATTCATGGGATTGGCTGCTAGTCCACAGCGCCCGCACCGCACTACAACATTTGGACAATGTGACCTGGCAGATTCCAGAAACACATGACGCCCAGGTGAAGGTCTACGACACCACACACTTGTTGACGCACGGAGACAGCGTGACCGGTGGTGGTGGAATTGGCGGCATTTGGCCACCCATCAAACGCCTACAGGCACGCCTGCAAGTCAACCAGCCGCATGATGTCCTAGTCATGGGCCATTGGCATCAGCTGACAATGGCGGCTAGCGCAGGCATCATCGTGAACGGCTCGCTGAAAGGCTTTGACGCCTACGCCCGCATTTCAGGTTTTTCTGCTGAACCCGCCCAGCAAGCGTGGTGGCTTGTAACACCAGAGCACGGCATAACGATGCAAGCACCGGTGCTTGTCACAGACCGCGCAACTGAAGGTTGGTGACGAAAGACTTGACAGACGCTGCGGGCTTCTTCATAATCAAGTCACTACCCGATAGTTCACAAAGGAGACACAACGATGCACAAGACCCATGTGGGCAGCGGTGGCGCTACCCCAGACGAGCAGCGCCGCAAGATGGGCGGCATGATGACCGCCAAGCAGCACAGGTTTATTTTGCAGCTGCTCACCCAGGTTCGATACCGCACTTGCCATGAAGATGCTTTCCTGCGCGTCAGCGACACGGAGCTGCAGCAAATCCAGCACGCAGAACAGTTGGGCGCTTTCGTCCGGTGGAACCATGAGCGTATGGCGTTCAGGGATGCCAGCGTCACCATCAGGGAACTGAAGAAGGCACGCCACACGCTCACCCATCAGCCAAAGGATGCAGCATGATGGCGTTGCTGGCGATGGAAAACCCGTTTTGGGAATGGCTGATCGCGCCACTGGCGCTGATGTCGCTGGGCTTCTGGTTTCGTGAAGCCTGTGAATGGTTTCTGGACCGCAGCGACGGTGACACCTACGAGCCTGGTCTGCGGTATCTGATTGAGTGCGCAGCCTGTGGGCGGCACCACGAAGTTGGGCACATGGACTGGTGCGCGTTGGCGTGCCAGGGCTGCGGTGGCGAGATTCCCAACCCGCAGGGCTGCTAATGGCCAAATTCCAATACGAGGATGTAGACAGCCGTTTGCACAGATTCTGGGAAGCTCACCCTGATGGGCGGGTGCTCACCCAGTTGCTGCACCATGACGAACAGCGGGTAGTGGTGCGGGCTGAAATCTGGCGTGATGGTGCTCAGATGCTGCCGGACGGTTCTGGGCTGGCTGAAGAAGTGCGTGCCGGCCGCATCAATGAAACGTGGGCGGTTGAAAACTGTGAAACCAGCGCCGTTGGGCGTGCGCTCGCCAATCTGGGCATGTCTCCGAAAGGTGCGCGCCCGTCAACTACCGAAATGGGCAAAAAAGACCGGCAAGCGAGCGAGCCGCCACCAGTGCCGCCCAATCCGGTGAAAGCAGCCCGCCAGGCGCTCGCTGGGGAACTGCCAGCAGGGCTTGTAGACACTTCTGCGTTGCGCGACCGCCTGAACGGCTTGGCACCATCGGAGCGCGGCCAGGTTCGTGCCGTGCTGGAAGCCATGCAAGTGGCATTGCCGATTCCTGCCACGATGGAAGCCGACACGCTACGCGACCTGGAAGCCGCTGTTGACAGAGAACTGGGGGAAAACCAGTGAACCTGTTTGAAGCCGCAGAAGCCGCCCAGCAAGAAGCCCTGGAACGCGTTGACTGCAACGCAGACTTGGCTTGGAAAGACACTGCACGCCAAGTGCTAGTGGAAACCGCCCTATTGAAAGACGAACTAACCAGCGAAGATGTTTGGCAGCGGCTAAGCACCCATGACGTAGAAACACATGAACCCAGGGCTATGGGTGCCATTATGAAATGGGGAGCAGCCCAGCATGTGATTGAACCCACTGACCGCTTTGTGTCCGGCACGGCTGTAAGCCGCCACAAAGCACCTATACGGGTTTGGCGGTCGCTGTGCACCAGGTGAAGCCCGGCAGCCGCTCAGAAGCCCTGGATGACGCTCTGACGGAAAAGCAATGGCAAAGAGTCGTCACGGATTACGCCACGTTGTGTGGTTGGGAATGGTTCCACAACCCAGACAGCCGCCGCGTCAACGCAGGGCTACCTGACCTGCTGCTGGTGCGTGACGGTGAAGCCCTGTTTGTGGAGCTGAAGAAGCACAAAGGCAAAGTGACCCGTAAACAGCAACACATTTTGGGTTTGCTGGATTCGGCGGGTATCGAAAGTCATATATGGTGGCCTAACGATTGGCCGACAGTCACGGAGCGGCTGCGATGATCCCCTACCATCGCACCCATAGCGCTGTTTCCTCCTTTCCAGCGCTGCCGCTTCAAGCCCAGGGGATGGGTTGGGTAGAACCTGTCCCCTGGGCTTTCTCGCCTAGGTGCTCAGCATGACGCCTGAACAGAACGCTGAACTGCTCGCTGCGGTGCTCAATGACGACATTGGCAGCCCAGCGGCACGCCTAACTGCCATAGACCTGTTGGATTGGCTTGCGTGCGCCGGCCTGGTGCTCGTCAACGACGGAGAAGAAGCCAGCCGTATCTATTTGGAAGCCCTGATGCGTAGAGCACCCGCAATCAAGAAAGACGAAGAAGAATGAGCCTGCGCGCCCTATCGCACACCATTGACTATTCCAGCAACACTGGTGCCACGTTCATTGTGGAACTAATGGTGGCCGACAGTGTGAACGACCAAAACAGCAACCTGTTCTGGATGAGCACCGGCAACCTAGCCAAGAAAGCCCGCGTGGCCCGTTTGACAGCCAACAGGGCGCTTCTGGAACTGGAACGCCAAGGCATTCTTCAACGCATCGGCGTAGGCCCGTCAGGCAGCATCAAATACAGATGGCACCCTGTGACGACAAATATCACCTGTGACGAGAAGTATCAGCTGGGTGATACGACAAGTATCAGCACCTGTGACGACAAGTATCACAAACCACAAGTAACCCAATTAGAACACCAAACCAGCAGCAAGCCCGTAAGCCGCAAAACCAGTGCCGCCAAAGCCAGAGCCGTCAAACAGGCCATAGCCCGATGATTAGCCAAGTCAACGAAGAACAAACACTGACCCGCAAAGAATGGCTAGAAGCCAGGGAAGCCGAACGCAAACGCCTATTCCCAGACGAACCAGACGAAACCAATGACGACAGCTGACAAGCTGGAAACCGAACGCTACGCAACGGTGCTCAGCGAATACGACCAGCAACTAGCTGAACAACTAGCCCAGGTGCTCAATGACATTCTGCCGACGCAAGACAAGGAGAGCACCAGTGCAATCAGTAGTTGAACGGATTGAACCCGACATAAGCATTTGTTGTTGCGGACGCGTTTGGGTTTATGAATCAACATCGGGCCAAGACTGGTCAGCGCTCACGCATGAGTACTTGGGTGGCGAGCCGTTCAACCAAATGCTGCACAGCGGTGACTTGTGTGAAATCCGGCCCTGGTCAGGTTCGTGAAAACACTGCCGGTGCATTGTGTGAACTGCGCTGGTGTTATTGAACACAACGACTTCAGAAACGAAACAGCACCGCTATGCCAATGCGATAAGCGCGACCAGCTGCCACGGGTTGCCTGGTGGAACCAAGCAGCTTGTGCAACTGAGCACCTGGCGCTGATGTTCCCAGACGAGCACGGCAACCAAGACGTTCACAAAGCCAAGACAGTTTGCCAGCACTGCCCAGTCATTGTTGAGTGCCGACACAACGCCATAGGCAACGACGAAGAATTTGGAATATGGGGAGGACTCACTAGGCGTGAACGCAACCTGGTTGCTGAGCACCAAACCGAAGTGCGCACCTGTCGTCGCTGTGGCGTCCCCTACGTCAGCGTTGATAACAGTTTTCGTGGCAGGAAATATTGCAGTGGCGACTGCACCACCAACAGCCGAAAAT